CATAACGGCTGGGTGGGGGTAGGGTGGGGTCAGAATAGGCTGAATTGATACTAGGGATAGTAGCCATATGGTATAATAGAGGTATCGAGTAAGGGATTCCCCAAGCCGATACACAACGAAAGGAAGTAAACATGAAACAGTTCAACTCATACCTCAATGCAGTCGAGCAACACATTGACGGCTCACACAATCTAGCTGACGCAATGGCTAAGTTCCTGCCTGTATTCAATACGGCAAAGCCCGAGCAACAGTTGGAGATGCGTAGCTCAGTCGCAAGGCTCATCAGTATCAAGAAGAAAGTCCCGACCATCACGATCGAGGCTGGTGCTTTCAAAGGCTCACAAGGCTTTCAGGCTAAGCACAAGGGAGGCACAGATGCAACGGAGAGAGCAAGAGCCATGCTCAAATACTATATGCCCCAAAGCAACAAGGTGGAGAAAACCTCCACCAAGCCAAAGGCTAAGGCAAGCCCAGTTGCTAAGTTGGTTAAGGAGTTCAAAGCTCTCACGCCAGCACAACGCAAGTCTTTCCTCGCTTCAATCTAATGCAGTTTTACAAAGAAGTTATGCAAGCGTGGGAGTGCGAGGCTTCCACGCAGTTCGTTTTTATGTCAAACCAAAGGAGAATGTTATGTCAGTAGCAAAAGATATTATCAAAGTAGTTAAGCAAGACCCACTCGGTGAAGCGTTCCTAGTGGAGGCTATGAGTCGCTACGCTAAAGATGTATTGCAAGACAACAGCGATTGGGGCAACTCGATCATCAGTAAAGAAGCGTGGCAACACATTGCACAACAGGTCGTATTCGAACTCAACATCTAAGGAGAATCAAATGCTTGTTCAAACAAAAGACACAACCTATTCACTCGCTGACTTTGGCGAGGCACTAGAAACCCTAGACATATTTACAGGCGAGGTATGTCAGGTAGATTTAAAAGAGATGTCGCCCTTCGAGTTAGAGGTATATCAGTTCTTAATCGCAAACAACTAAGGAGAATCAAAATGCTAAACCAATCTAAACGCAATCCAGTAGGCTTCGTAGTCGCCTACAAAAAAGACGGCTTCATCATGGAGTTCAAACGCAACAGCAAAGACGAACCCCAAGTCTACGCTCATATGAAGCCCGCTATCAATGCCGTTAAGAAGCTAAGGGGGGAGGATCAACTCGATGGCGAATGGGTCGCTATGACCACGATACGGCTTGCAGATGTGCATAGAAAGGAGTGGGAGATGGCGAATAGAGGCTAGGTATGCACCAATACAGGGCGATGGACAATGGTCAAGTGGTTATGCCATACTGTCGCTCTGATTGCCGTCCTCAAGCCCTTATACTATTTGGGTCTGTCCACTTTGAGGCACATAGTATATATAAATAATAATAAATAAAAATATATATATAGACCCTTTCATAAGTGGACACTTTTACTTATCCTTTAGCTTTACCTTTATACTTCCCAAAACAGATTGACTATTGGACCCAAAACTCTACGAACCATATACTATAAGGGCTTGCGGGCGTCCACCATGCGGTCAAGTAAGGCATAACCAAATGGACAAGTGGACGCTTTTGGTGGAGAACACCTCCACCCACTACACAAACGACTTAAGGAACTACAACTAACATGACCATACGACACACACCATACTCAAAGCTAACAGCAACAAAGCTCCACAACACACTACTAAAACGCAAGATACCCATGAACCTTATGGAGGAAATAAAAGAAAGGGTAAGACTACGCAAGGAAGCGGTGAACAAGCAACGAGTCGAGGACAGGGTGCGAGCTAAGCGGTGGCTAAACATAATCAAACCCCTATCAAGGCACATCAAAGTAATCAGGGCAAACCTACCTTACCACCGAGATACCAACACCGATCTCTATTTCTTTTACCTTGACTACCTTAACACCCTCATAGAAACAAGAACAACCCTTAACAAAAACAAGCTAGACCGCAAAGCTACACCCATAAACACAAATAGAAACAAGCGGGACTGGACAGACTGGGTTGATAAAGAAGAAAAGGCTAGGCTCACTAGCCACTACAACGCACTACCAAGAAGTAGCAAAGCAAACAGAAGGACGATCTTCACCCGCCCTAAACAAACTAAACAAACTAAACAAACTAAACCAAAACAAGGAGAAGCAAGATGAAAGCGTTAGTGATTGATGCCAAGACAGGCAAAGAAGTAAGAGAGAACCAATGGGTAAACCGCAAAGACATCAAGGGATACTACAGGCGGTATGAGATATTAGAGATATACGAGGGCGATGAAACCGCAAGGGTCAGGGTTCTTACTGGTGATGATGGGTATCTCTACACCACGCAAGGCTTCCACAAACTAGGTTTAAAAAAGGTGATGTTGTAGGGTAAATAAATAAAAGGAGAGAGTCATGAAATGGAATAAAAGCTGGATCAACGGCGGGGACTTGTTTGCTAGGGTAGTTCTTACCCTTGCTTATTTATATTTGTTTGTTCATGTAATTGTTTATATAGGGAGGTGAGTATGTTTAATTGGAGAGAGTGGTCAGGACACAACGCACGACTAGCTCAGGCTAGGCGGGACAAACAAAGAGAAAGGAATAAACAAAATGGGATATAGAAGCGAAGTGGCATACATGATTAGATTCAAAGACAAGGCACAACGAGAATCATTCATAGCATTACAACTTGTCAAGCAAGACCCCGACATCAATGAAGCTCTGAAACATCTTAAGCAACTAGGAGATGACAAGCTGTTCTTTCATGTGCCTGATTGGAAATGGTATGACGGATACGGCGAAGTCAAAGCACACACTACCTTGTATGAAGAAGCAATAGAACTATACGAGGACTCAGCGTATTTGTTTTACAGACTGGGCGAAGACCTAGAGGACATTGAGCAACATGATGGCGGTGATGTAGATGACCTATGGGATTACATGAGTGTGCAGAAATACATCAACCTAGACATAGATACAAACCAACTTAAAGAAGTGCTAACCGAAGAAGGAGAACTAGCATGAAGAACTTAACGGCAGTATGTGTAGAGAAAGACGATAGTAAAGAGTATGTAATGCACGAAGTAAGTTATGAAGCAGAAGATGGCAGTATCGTATCGGGTNTANTAGTAGCNACAGACCCANTAGATGCAATAAATAAAACACGCAACCAACTGAAAGGAAACTAAGATGACTACATTTACAATGCAAGACTTAACACCTGAGCAACAACCACAGGTGGAGAACACCTCCACCAACACAACCATACAAGGCGCAACTGGTGCGCAATATACCCCAGTAGACCTGACACAGTTTCACAAACCAATCGAGGAGATTAACAAACCAAACATACATCAACTAGCACAACAACTTACGCAGTCATTCAACACCCTCATCAACGCAATCCTAGAACTACAAGCGGGGGATAAGCAACCAGTGTCTTCTTCATCGGGGGATTTAAACGAGGCGGTGGGGACTGTGCTTGAGCAAGCCGAATGGTTTGATGAAAAGGTGGGGGAATGGGTAAACACTAGGTTTGAGGAATATGACTTCAGCTACGACATCGAGCAAGCGGTAGAAACTCACTTCAGTAATAGCTTTAGTTTAGATGACCATATTGATGTAGCTAGTGAGATTGAAAGTATTGTTGATGATCGGCTAGATGATATGGTGCAAGAGAAATTAGAAGAATATCTACGAGAGAAGTTAAGCACCGCCACAATCTCATTCAACTAAAGCAAAGGTGGAGAGAACCTCCACCACGAAAGGAGAAAGTATGGAAACCATAGTAGAACCACAGACCTACACTATCCAACAGCTTATAGAACTAGAGCAAGACGAAGCGTTAGAGAGGATCAGGCGTTGGTGGCAAGAGCATGGCGCAGAGCATGATTGGTGGGACTATATCTATGATGATGCTAAGAGCGAAGGCTACCAACTAGGCTTTGTTATCAACGACATAAACTTTACAGGCTTTTACTCACAAGGTGATGGCGCTTGTTGGGAAGGACAAGTTGATTTAGCTAAATGGCTCAAGACGCATACCGAGGACAGTATAGGTAGAGAAGCATGGCTTACTTTGATACGAGAAGAATACTGCGACAAGCATTTAGGTGTTAGATTTAGCGGTAGGGATTCACACAGCAACACCATGCGCTGTAATGGTTTAGATTGGGTAGATGATATTGATGGGTTCGGTATCAAAGATGAAGATGCGTTCCTCAAAGGCGATAGTATCTTCAATGGTATGCGATACACAGACCTACACAACATCATTCGCTCATCAGGCTACCCATACACAGACCCCAACGATTTAGAAGAAGCCATGTTCGAGAGTGCTAAGGACTATGCTGATGAGATATACAAACGACTTAGGAAAGAATACGAATACATCATGAGTGATGAGAACCTGATTGAGATGTGCAGTATCAACGAGTGGAAGTTTAACAAGGAGGGAGAAATGGTATGAGATGGGTAGGTTGGGCAATCAATGTAGCAAAACTAAATCTATATAAACAACAACTGAAAGGAATCAAAATGAGAACATACAACGAAGCAGTAGCGCATTACGAGAAGTGCAAAGCACCAACAAGAAGTGCCAAGTGGTTAGCTATGCCTGACAAACCAAGATACCTACGCAATGTATCAGCAGATCATATGGGTATCCACAAGACAGACGAGGGCGCTATTTACTATCGCCTATACAACACCAATGTAGCTATCTTCTATCCACCCGAAGCCAACGGCAACCGCAAGGTAGTCACCAACTTCTACAACAGTCAGACCACTAGCATCTTTATGTATGAGAACAACTTACACTACTACGATCAGGCAACAACAGAGGGTAAGCAAGTCAAAGTTCCATATGTAGCATCGTGGGACAGGGATAAGCAACAACACACACCCTCGGCAGTTCTTTACTTTGACAGCAACGACAAGCTCATCACCGAGCTATCTCATCACAAGGACATCTATACATTCAAGTCATCAGCCGAGGACAAGGAGAAGCGCAAGCAAATCAAAACCAAACTTGACACCCTTATGACGCTTGCCATGTTCAGACTACCTGAGTATCGGGCTAATGTAACCATTGAACAAGTGCTTGGTGAACCATTCGGCACGCAGTATCGCAACAAGCCACAGTCGATTGATGACTTCGAGCGCACAGTAAGCAACCTAGGTTCAGATGCAACCGAACACCCCGAATACATTCAGAACTTCTTAGATATGGGTCAGGCGGTATTCGATATCCTAGCTAGCAAGAAAGTCTACAACCATATCCCTGAGGGTGAGCGTTGGCAAGGTAGTTTGTTTAGAACATGGAACTTAACGACAGAGCAAAGAGATGCGCTCAACAAACAACAACACGAGATAGCAGATCAGGTTACTGCCGAGGAGTTCAAGAAGTCGTTAACAACCCGCTTGCTGGAGATAGCCAACCTCAAGACTGGCACAGTCAAAACACCTTGGGGGCAGTTCATGGACACTATCCCACGCAAATACTATGTGTAGTAGTGTTGATACTAAATCTAGTATCAGGGTTTACAATAATGTCTAAGACTTTACAGAGTAGTATCATGGAAGAAAGCCACAACATATAGTGGCAAAGCAGTAATCTCACGCAGTTCAATCGCAGTATACAAACACACGAAAGGTAACAAATTATGCAGATGCTTTCATTCAAGCAAGTAACGCAGTTAATCAAATCCGTAGGTCATAAGCGCACGATCATCGTCGAGGGTGAGAATGGTATCGGTAAGACTGGTCTGTTCTATCACTTAGCTAACGACCCCTTCTTTGCTAACCATGTTCATGTAGACCCAATCGACTGCACGCAGTTATCAGACGGCTCGGTGTGGATGCCCGACATCGACAGAGAGAAGGGTGTCAGTCGTGAGTTACCCAATGAGCGCTTCGGTGTTCACAAGGACAATCAGAAAGGTGTCAACGGCTCTCGCCCCGCACTTGTATTCTTAGACGAGATTGCAAAGGCTCGGCAGTATATCAAAGATGTGCTAGCCCCAATCGTGTATGAGAGAAGGGTAGGTAACTACCATATGCCCGAGGGTAGCGTAGTGTTCTGTGCGACTAACTTATCAGTCGAGGGTCTTGGTGATTCCATTCAAGCTCACTTGCGTAATCGTTTGGTGTTCGTCAAGATGCGTAAGCCTACGCAAGCTGAGTGGCGTGAGTGGGCTATTGATCGTGGCTTAGCACCTGAGGTTATCGCATGGACTGATGAGGTAGGTCAGACATTGTTTGATAGCTTCCTTGATTATCAGACTGGCGCTAAGTATGACGGACAGAAGATGGAAGCACACAATCAATACATCTTCAATCCATCTATTGCACAGACCTCGTATGTCACACCACGATCTATCCATGCGGCATCAGACATCGTGTATGCCAAAGATGGTATGGACATGGAAACTTTGCTAAGTGCTTTATCAGGCACGATGGGTGAGGCTGGTGCTGAATCACTCAAGGCTTTCATTCAGTTCGGTGAGCAGACTCAACCATTCCCACGCATTGTTGCTGAGCCTAAGACTTGCCCTGTGCCCGACAATCCAGTAGCGCAGATCATTACAGTTCTCAAGTGCATTACACAAACCAACGACAGAGAACAAGCCGAAGCAGTATGCGAATACATCTTGCGTATGCGTCGTGAGATGCAGTCTATGTTCTGTCACAACCTTGCACAGTCTACTCGTGTGTCTAACTTCGTGACTGTCAAGCCATTCCAAACCATGCTTCAAGATAACAAGATTTACTTCACAGGCAAATAAGGAGAACAGTATGTCAAGCATATGGGAAAAGATGGCGCTCAATGATCGTATCGTTGCGTGCCATGTAGATATTAGTAATCACAAAGACTTCGCTACGCTATCAGGTGTAGTGTATGTAGGTGATGTCAAGCTAGACGAAAGCATTGTGACTGCCGCTACTGATGGTCGTAATGTTTACTATGCGCCTAGCTTCATCGGTGATATGACTCGCAAGCAACTACGCTATCTAGTTCTACACGAGTCATTACACAAAGCACTACACCATTGTTCAGCCTATCTGAACTTATGTAAAAAATATCCAGCGCTATGCAACAAGGCTATGGACTATGTAGTCAACGGCACGATAGAAGAAACCGACCCGACCTTTGCCTTTGTAGAACGACCAACCAAAGTAGCACCGCTTGTTGATGCTAAGTATCTAGGCTGGTCTTTCGTAGAAGTTCTACAAGACTTAATCAAGGAGTGCGAGGAGTCAGGCGGTGATCCTACTGCTGGTAGCGGTGAGGGTGGTGAGGGTTGTTTAGATGGGCATATCCTCGGTGAGCTAGCCGAAGCATTACAGACCAAGACTGCACAAGAGATTACAGAAGCGTTGCATCAAGGCAAGATGTTAGCCAAGCGTATTCAAGATCGTGGTAATGGTCGTAATGGCAGTGCGTTGGATAGACTTACACGCAAGCGTGACACTAACTGGCGAGAGCATATGCGTGACTTCATTACTCAGTTGTGTGAGGGTGATGACTATTCCCGCTTTGCCCCGCCTAACAAACGCTTACTACCACAGGGTATTCTTATGCCGTCGCACTTCTCTGAATCCACAGGCGAGCTAGTTGTTGCTTGTGATACATCGGGTTCTATGATGGGTCTGTATCCTACTGTGTTCGGTGAGATTGCACGCATCTGTGAGAATGTAAAGCCTGAGCAAGTGCGTGTGCTATGGTGGGAGTGCAACATCGAGGGTGAGCAGATATTCAAACCTCAAGACTTCCATCGCATACCCGAGTTACTACAACCGCAAGGTGGTGGTGGCACACGACTGACTTGTGTATCCGAGTATATGACTGAGAAGAAGATCAAGCCAAAAGCCACAATCATTCTGTCAGACGGCTACATAGAATCAGACTACATACTACCCGACTGCCCTATCCTGTTCGGTGTAGTGGACAACGATAACTTCGTTAGCAACAAGGGCAAGACTGTTCGTATCTATTCATAAACAACAAAGGAGAATTACTATGACACGCTTTAATATTGATACCTGCGCTATGTTGGTAGAAGTAAATGTTCGCCAATGGACTGCACGCAAACTAGATAGAAACACAACCGATGAAGTATTGGCAACCAAGCAAGCTGGCAGTAAAGGTGCGGCTCGGGTCAACAAGAACTTGCTTGCTGGTCGCCCTGAGTTAGAAACAATCAACCAATGCGTAGGTGAGATTCGCACCTATGTGTATGATGTTACTTTGCCTTGGTCTGATAGTGGTCTACGCTTGTTAACTACTTCTAAGTTCATGGAGTTCAACCAGCGTATGCAAGACTACGAGGATAAGTTCAATGCACTTGTTGATGACTTCGTAACTACTTACCCTACTCTGATTACTGCGCAAGCTATGGCGCTAGGCGATATGTTCAACCGCACCGAGTATCCGACACCTGATGACATCAAGCACCGCTTCGACTTCCGAGTTAACTATATGCCTGTGCCAACCTCAGGTGACTTCCGAGTTGATGTGGGTAATGATGCACAAGCAGAGCTACAAAAGAAGTTAGCAAAGCTAGCTGATGAGCGTATCGAGAACGCTATGGGTGACATCAAGACCCGACTCAAAGATCACCTCAAGCGTATGTCTGATCGCCTAACTGTGGACTACACAGGACACAAGGCGCAACCTCGTATGTTCCACGCGTCGTTATTAGATACGGCACAAGAGCTATGCTCACTAGCTAAAGACTTAAACATTACACAAGACAAGGAGTTAGAAAATGCACGCATCGCCTTGCACCAAGCTATCAATGGTCTGGAAGTTGATGACCTACGCAAAGACCTCGACACCCGCCAAGCAGTCAAGAAAGATGTTGATAGCATCTTGGACAAATTCAACTTCTAAGGGGGGTATATGACAGATAGAGAGAAAGAGATTGACATAGTTCATGATGCGTTTAATCAATTAGTTAGTCAAGACTATGCCGATTTTTTAGATGAAGATAAACTAGAACACAACGAAGAACTGTTCAACGCTTTTTATGCTGGCGCAACTTCAGGTCTGTGCTTTATAAAAGAATGGAACGAAAACAATAGGAAAACAAAATGAACGCAGTCATTAGAGTAAGTAATAGCAGAGCCTTAATCAAGATGTCCCCACCCATGACAAGACATGGGCAACCAGTGTCAAGAGCTATGCTCAGGGGGGTCATGACCGATGACATCATCGAAGCGCTTCAGAAACATAACCAAGCAAAAACAAAAGCGCTCATCGAGCAGATGGGTAACAAATGGCTATGTCACAAAGATAACTTTATTACACGCAAAGACGGAAAGGTCTACAAATGAATTCAATTAGCTTAACTGATTTAACAACAACTAACCCAAAACACGAAAAGGATATGTTCAAATGCTACGAGGTGAAGGGAGTTCTTTATGTCCCCACTTACAACGAAGATGGAATTTACATCGGCCCATGCGGAAAGAAGTATTTAGAAACAGACCTTATTATGGCTGGTGCAAGAGCAGTAAAAGAATCCCTGTATGTAACACGCTCAAGAAAAGGTGGTTAAGTAGTGTCTGAAATAACAGCAACCCACGCCGAGATACGCAAGGCTCATGAAAAACTTATGGAGAGAAAGTATTGTTCTTCATGCCATGCGTATCAAATGCTAGACGGCGGTAAAGATGTGCCGTATGCAAACGGCAAGAGAACTCGGTGGCAATGCCTTAATTGTCACAAAAAGATAAGTGAACGGAAGTATCAATCTAAAAAGGAGAAGTGAAATGTTAAAAGAATTAAATCTGTGGGAATTAAGTTGTGAAGTTGAAACTGTTAGCTATAAGTTAGATAGCATTAAGAATGTAATAGAGATTCTAGCTGAGCGTGAAATCCACGAACCCGAGAGCGGTGCGTTGTGGGCGGTGCTTGAGATGCTAGAAGTTCAGACACAGAAGCTCGAGGAACTGGCTAACGAAGCTATGAACTTGCATAGGGAATCTCTACCTAAAGATAAACCAGCACCAGCTAAAAAGGAGAAGAAGAAATGATTAGATGGTTATGGAATAAGATGATGCAGTGGGGCTGGGACTTTAATCGTAAGGAAGTGGCTGAATTAAGGCATAGAGATAGTTGGGATGGCGTTGTGTTAGAACACAGTATCCCTAGCATGGATGGGTTCAGAATGTCAGTAGCCGATGCAGTTAATGGCAAAGTCATTCAGATCAGCAAGCCTATCCTTAACAACAAAGGGCACAACACAGGCGACAGAGAAGCAGAGATATATGTCGTTGCAGAGGGGCAGTCTTTGATGGATGTTGTTAACACGATACTTACTTTGGAGGATGCAAAATGAGAGATGATTGCGGCGGGGAGCCAATCCCTTTCGTTGGCTGGATTCAATATAGCGATGACACAGTTCACAAAGCTATTACCAAACACGACATGGTAAATCACCCAACGCATTACACCTCGCACCCTAGCGGGATTGAGTGCATAGAAATCACGAGGCACATGGGTTACAACTTAGGTAATGCCGTCAAGTATATTTGGCGGTGCGACTTAAAGAAGGAAGCGGTAGAGGATTTAGAGAAGGCGGTTTTTTATTTGCAAGACGAAATTAAAATGAGAAAGGCAAAGAAATGTTAGAGCAAGACATTAAACGAGTAGCAGAGGAGA